AGTACAAGGTCTATGGCCTTGCCTTCGCTCTGACGAAGGTTCTCGTCGAAGACGGTGATCACATCCGTATCGGCCAGACCTACGCCAAGCACCTCGCCCAGTCGCTGGTCGAGACGAAGGAGACCAATGCTGCCAACGTCCTCAACCGCGCCTTCAACGGTGCGTATGCGGGCGGCGACGGCAAGTCGCTGGTTGCCACTGATCACCCGATCATCAACGGCACCTTCTCCAACCAGCTCTCGACCGCCGCTGCGCTGTCGCAGACCTCGCTGGAGCAGATCCTCATCCAGATCCGCAACGCTGTTGACAACAACGGCAAGCGTATCCGTTTGAACCCGACGAAGCTCGTTGTGTCGCCTTCGAACGTCTTCCAAGCGGAAGTCCTTCTGAAGTCGGTCCTGCGCGCTGGCACGGGTAACAACGACATCAACCCCGTGAAGAGCATGGGTCTTTTGGATGGCGGTCAGGCTAACCTGTCCCGTCTGACATCGACCACAGCTTGGTGGGTTGAGACGGATGCGCCGGAAGGCCTCAAGCTGATGATGCGCCGTTCGCTCGAAAAGAGCATGGAAGGCGACTTCGAAACAGACTCGATGCGCTTCAAGAGCACCGAGCGTTACGATCTCGGCTGGACCGATCCGCGCGCCGTTTTCGGTACGCCGGGCGTCTGATACACCGGAAGGGGCGGCTAGACCGCCCCTTCTTTTTATGTGAAGATAAACGCGGTCAAGCTTTTCAAGGAGAAGACCTATGCCTCAGTATTCCGACGATCTCTGGCTCGGCGCCGCCACTGGCCCGCAGTCTCAAGGCTGGGCTGGCCCCGGCACCGTATTTCTTGGCGTTGGCCCGCTCGGCCGCACCTACATTTTCGACGCCGTCCCGGCTGCCAAGTCTGCTACCGCTGTTTGCGCAGCGCAGGCAATTGCTGCCGCAGGCGCAGCAACCATCAATGGCGCTTCGGCCTCTGGCGGTGTTGCCACTTTCGACTACGCACGCGCTGTGAACGTCGATAGCTCGGACACCGGCGACACAACCCAGACCGTCACCGTCACCGGCACGGACTACTGGGGTCAGGCCCAGACCGAAACCATCGCTCTCAATGGCACGACCCTCGTCGCTGGCGAGAAGGCCTTTAAGACCATCACTGGCGTGATCGTCTCTGCAGCGTTGACTGGCAACCTCACGGTTGGCAACGAAGACATCTTCGGTCTGCCCTATCGCGTGACCGATGCTGGCTATCTCTTCCGCGTTGGTTGGGCTGGCGCTCTCGCGCAGGATGCCGGCACGTTCGTGGCTGCCGACACAGCAACCGCGACCGCAACGACTGGCGATGTGCGCGGCACCTACGCTCCGTCCTCGGCTGCAAACGGCACCCGCCGTCTCGTGATCGGCATTGCCCTCACTGGCGCGCAGGCTGGCCCCAATGCCACGCAGACGGCCGCTATTGGCGTCGTCCCCGCCTAATAAGCAAGGGGGCCTTGTGCCCCCTCACTTTTCTTTAGGAGGGCCAGATGGCTGATGCTGTTACGACCCAGACCCTGCTCGATGGCGAGCGTCTGGTGATTATCAAATTTACGAACGTCTCTGATGGAACGGGCGAAAGCGCCGTGACAAAGATTGACGTGAGCACGCTGTCGTCTAATCCGAACGGCGATGCCTGCACGGGTGTGAAGATCAACAAGATCTGGTCCACCACAACCGGCATGGCAGTGAACATTCTATGGGATGCGACAACTGACGTGCTTGCGTGGACGATCCCGCAGGACACCAACTATTACATGTGCTTCGGCGAGCATCTTGGGGGCATCCCTAACAATGCTGGCGCAGGCAAGACTGGCGATGTCGCATTCTCAACGATTGGTGCAGCCGCTGGCGACAGCTACAGCATCATTCTTGAATGCATCAAAACCTACGGGTGATGTCATGGCGCGTTGGTGCATGGCAAAGGGTGGTGCAACCCCCGTCTACAAGACAGGCGGTGCTTGGACGCGCGCTGAAGGGAAAAACCCTGAAGGCGGCTTGAACGAGAAGGGGCGTGCGTCCCTTCGCGCTCAAGGGCAAGACATCAAGCGCCCTGTCTCCGCGAAAGAAGCAGCAAAAAGCCCGACGGCCGCAGGTCGCCGCAGTTCATTCTGTAGCCGGATGAAAGGCATGAAGGCGAAGCTGACGTCTGCTGAAACTGCACGCGATCCGAACAGCCGCATCAACAAAGCACTGAGAAAGTGGGACTGCTGATGACAAAGGGGCCACGATACGGAGAGTTCGTTTTCCCTGTATTTGCCAGTGGCGGTCAGGTGAAATCAAAAGTCAACGAGGCTGGCAATTACACAAAACCCGGCATGCGTAAGGCTTTGTTCAGCCGTATCAAGGCTGCGAACGTGCAAGGCACAGCCGCTGGCCAGTGGAGTGCTCGGAAGGCGCAGCTTCTCGCCAAGAAGTACAAAGAGAAAGGCGGAGGCTACAAATGAGAGATCCGCAAAAATCTTTGCAGGCTTGGGGCGAGCAGAACTGGCGCACGAAGTCAGGCAAGCCGTCGTCTGAAACTGGTGAACGCTATTTGCCAGAAGCTGCCATCAAGTCTTTGTCTTCTGCCGAATATGCTGCAACCACTCGTGCTAAACGAGAAGGCAAGAAGGCTGGCAAACAATTCGTGCCGCAACCTAAGAAAATTGCGGCGAAAGTGAAATCATATCGACAGAAGGGCTTCTGACATGGCCGTCAAATATGTGAAGGATTTCGACTTCTCCAAAGGCACTGCCTCGTGCAACTACGCCAAAGGCGGCTCTGCAAAGAAGCCGGCTGGCATGATGATCGTCATCGGCGTCGGCAAGCCGAAAGGCCCGATGCGCAAAGCTGAAGGCGGCTCGATCAGCGACAGTGATCGTCGCATGATGGAGCAGATGGCTGGTGATGCGAATGCATACACCGAAGCCCAGCAGATGATGGGACAAGGCGCCATTACCGACGCCGAACGCCGCGCAATGAAAGCTGCCGCTGCAAAGAAATCTCCGCCTGCCAAGAAGGGCTCTCCCTACATCCCCGGCACGAACGTGAAGGCTGGCGATCTGTACACGAAGGAAGAGCTTGAGCGTCTTGAGCGTGGCTACAAGAAGGGCGGCAAGGTCGCCAAGGTCATGCGCGAATTCGACGAAGGCAAGCTGCATTCCGGTTCAAAGGAAGGCCCGAAGGTCACCAGCCGCAAGCAGGCTGTTGCGATTGCTCTCAGCGAAGCTGGCAAGAGCAAGATGAAGAAGGCCAAGGGCGGCATGGCAAAGCACGAAGATGAGGCCATGGACAAGGCCCTCATCAAAAAGATGGTGAAGCCCGGTGTGCTGAAAAAAGCCATGGGTGGCATGGCCATGGGCAGCATGGGAAAAGCAAACCCATACGCAATGGGTCCGGGCGGCCGCGAGTATGAATCTGCGATGGACATGCAGTCAAATCGGATGCCCGTCCCGCAGCGTGGCGCTCCTCCTGCACCTATGCCTGTCCCGCAACGTGCTGCTCCTGCCCCCATGCCTGCCCCGCAGCGTGGTGCTGCTCCCATGCGCCCTGCTTCCGGGCCCATGCCTACCCCGCTGCGTGGTGCTCCTCCGCGCCCTGCCCCGGCCCCGCCTGCTCCTATGATGGGTGGCAGGAAGTCTTTGACAGACCCTATAAGCGGCCGCGCAACAGGATTGGGTCCACTTGTACAAGAGCCGCCTCGTCCTGCTGCCGCCCCGCCCGCTCCTCCTATGAGGCGTGCAGAAGGCGGCATGGCATCTATCAAGTCGCCGCTGCAGCGCATGTCGCGCGCCAAGGGCGTCCCGGTTGCTTCTGAAATGCCGATGATCGAATCCAAGTCGTCTGGCCCGAAGAGCATTGGCGTCAATGCCAAGCGCCCCGGTGGCCCGAACGTCGGCGCAATCCGCGCAGCCATGGCTCGTGCAGCCTCGAAGGCAGTGCCGGAAAATGCGCCGTCGATGATGAAAAAGGGCGGAAAGGTTAAGTAATGGCCGTCTCTGGGACCGTATCCACAACTGTCTTTAAGACCCGGAAGGTGATCGACCACGCCTACCGGCGCTGTCGGATCCTGCCCCAGAGCATCACTTCCGAGATGATCGAAACTGCAAAAGACAACCTCTTCTTGCAGCTTTCATCGCTCGGAAGTCAGGGCGTCCCTCTGTGGTGCATTGAGCGTGAAATCCTGCCGCTTTACCTCGGTCAAGCAGTCATCACGCCTTCGCTCGGCACGATGGACATCCTGAACGCCAATTACCGCTGGCTGTCGCGCCAAAACGGCCCCGTGCAGTATAGCGCGCCCGGTGGCATTCCTTCATTTGCGTTTGACGGCGATCTCGACACGTCGTGCGCCCAGACGGGCACAAATGGCAACATCGAAATCGCCTACATCGGCGCAGATCCGATCAACGATCCGCAATCGCAGGTGCAGGTCACGACCGTCGGCGTCATGATGGCCACGACTGGCTCGTTCAACATCGTGTTTGAATGGTCAAACGACGGCGCGACGTGGACAACCGCGCTTGCGCCGGGTGTCACAGCCTACGTTGCTGGCAAATGGCAGTGGTACGACCTCGACGGGCAGCAGCCGGTCAATTATTTCCGTATGCGCGAGACGGGCGGCAACACGCTGAACGTCGTTGAGTTCTATGCGGCCAATAATCCGACTGAAATTCCGCTCGCGCGCATGAATCGCGACGATTGGACGAACCTGCCGAACAAGACGTTCCAAGGGCGCCCTCTCCAATACTGGTTTGACCGCCGCCGTGACCTCCCGACCATGAATATTTGGCCTGTGACGGACACGACCAACATGTTTGGCCAGTTCATCATCTGGAAACAGCGGTACATCATGGATGTCGGCACGCTCACTGAAGAGCTAGACATCCCGCAACGCTGGTATGAATGCGTCGTCTGGCAGCTTTCATGGCGTTTGGCGATGGAAATGCCCGAATTCGACATGAATTTGCTTGGCGTGATCAAAGCCACAGCCGATGAGGCCTTGAAGGTTGCGCAAGACGAAGAACGCGATAATAGTCCGATCTACTTCGCCCCGAACATCAGCCCGTACACGAGGTAGACATGGGTATCTTTCTCGATCCTCGCGGCAAATCGACTTTTGGCATCGGGATTTGCGCTCGGTGCTCAAGGAAGATGTCGCTTGAGGATTTGGAATCGGACCCAAACTACCCCGGCCTTTATGTGTGCTCGGTCGATAAGGATCAGTTTGACCCGTATCGCCTCGCAGCCCGCCAGCCGGAGCGCATCAATCTGTTCCATCCGCGCCCCGACACCAATATCGCGCTGAATATGCTTGGCACGATCTCTCAGGACGATGATCTCTTCATCATCAACGATGATGGCGATGGATATCTGGTGCCATGACGAACAATCCGCGCGTCCCTACCAACCTTATTCCGACGAAGATCACGCAGCTTCCGCTTGCTGACGCGCCGACGGCTGCCGATTCAACGATTGTCGTTCAAAACGGCATCACCAAACGCGCCACGTTTGGCCAGTTCCTGCAATACATTGGCCCAACTGGTCCCACAGGCCCTCAAGGGCCGACAGGATCGCAAGGGCCTGCTGGCCCGACAGGTCCGCAGGGCGCCGCTGGCCCAACTGGCCCCACAGGCGACATCGGCCCCACTGGGCCTACTGGACCTACCGGGCCTACGGGGCCTACGGGGCCTACGGGACCGACTGGCGCCGATTCAACCGTGCCCGGCCCTACTGGCCCAACTGGACCGACTGGGCCGACCGGCGATCAAGGCATTCAAGGCGTCACTGGACCTACGGGGCCTACTGGGCCGACGGGTGTGCAAGGCGTCACGGGGCCGACCGGGCCAACCGGGCCTACTGGACCTACGGGAACGCAGGGCGTCACTGGCCCTACTGGGCCTACAGGGCCTACGGGGCCTACCGGGCCGCAGGGCGACATTGGCCCCACGGGGCCGACTGGACCCACTGGACCGACAGGGCCTACGGGTGATCAGGGCATTCAGGGCGTCACTGGACCGACCGGACCTACGGGGCCGACCGGACCCACAGGCGCGTCTTCAACCGTGCCCGGACCTACGGGGCCGACTGGACCCACAGGCCCGACCGGGCCAACCGGGCCTACGGGCGCGACCGGCGCAACGGGCGCGGGCGGTGCGTTGGGCTATTGGGGCTCGTTCTGGGATACGACGGATCAGGTCGCCCCGGCGGCCAATACGGCTTATTCGGTCAATATCAACAGCGCCGACACCAACAACAATGGCATCAGTGTTGTCTCTGGCAGCCGCGTCACCTTTGCCTATGCAGGTGTTTATAGCCTGACGTTCTCGATCCAGTTCGTGAACACCGACACGCAGATTCATGACGTAAACGTCTGGCTGCGCAAAAATAACGCTGGAAGCGCCGGAGACGTGCCGGATTCTGACAGCCGTCTGAGCATCCAGCAAAGGCATGGCGGCGTTGATGGCTACGGCCTGATGACCGTCAACTTCATGCTGAAGCTGAACGCTGGCGATTATATCGAGATGATCTGGGCTGTGACCGACACGTCCATTTCAATTCAGACCGTCCCCGCTGGCACCGCGCCTGTTTCGCCTGTTATTCCGGGTGTGATCTTCACCGCGCAGCAGGTGATGTACACGCAGCTTGGACCCACCGGGCCGACTGGGCCTACTGGGCCGACCGGGCCGACTGGACCTACGGGGCCACAGGGCACGTCGTCCAATCTGTTTCTGTATCGCGCCAACACGGCTGCAACGAGCGGCTATCCGGGCGATGGCGACATCATCTGGAACAACGCGACACAGACCAGCGCGACATCAATCAACGTCAGCCACCTGACCGACAACAATATCGACATTGATATTTTCTTGGCTCTGCTGACGGTCACAGAGCAGTTTGTCATCCAAAGCCAGACGGCCAGCGGCGACAATCAGGTCTGGCAGATCAGCGGCACACCGACCGTCACCAATCCCGGCACATCGACGGCGTACTGGACCTATCCTGTTACGCTGGTCTCATCCGCCGGCGCAGGCACGACAGGCTTCGCCAACACGGCGCCCCTCTTTTTGGCGCTGGTTAATGGCGTGTCTGGCCCGACAGGTTCGCAAGGCCCCACGGGACCAACAGGGCCTACTGGACCCACGGGCGTCTCCGGTATTGACGGCCCAACAGGCCCCACGGGCCCAACAGGCGCTCCCGGTTATATCGGCATGGACGGCCCGACTGGGCCCACTGGTCCTACGGGTCCAACCGGCGTGCAAGGCGTTACGGGCCCGACAGGACCGACTGGGCCCACTGGGCCTACAGGGCCAACCGGGCCTACTGGTCCCACAGGCATTGGCTATGCCGGCCTGACGAGCAGCACCTCTACGGCAATCGGGACGGGCTCAAAGACCTTTACGACGAACCTGACCGATGCGCAGTCTGCC